TTTTAGGGCTCGATAAAGTCAAATTTGAAGAAAGGAGAACAGGTGAAACAAACGATGAGAATGGTTTACGTCGCTACGCCTTACGCGGGATTAAACGTAAGCGATATAAATAGGCCTTTTGCCGCTAAAAAGCTTGCTATAGCCGAGTGCCAAAAGGTTATAAAAGCGGGCTATATTCCGATAAGTCCGGTGCTAGCTTTCGGCGAAGTATTCGACGAGAGCGTGGATAGAGATAAGGCCGTAAACGCCGGGCTTGAACTGCTTAGCCACTGCTCTTATATTTATTTTTCGACTCATGCCGACGCGGCTAGATCGCAGGGTATGAAAATAGAGCGCGAGTATGCTAACGAGCTAGGGCTTACCGAGCTTGATTTTGATTTTTCGACTTCGCAGGCGAGTATAGCTCGCCCTTGCGACCAAAGCTTGGCGCTTTGGGAACGCGCCGAAGACTAAGATCGCTACTCGCGATCCGAATTAACAATGGCGCTTGAGTTTAAAAACCACAAAAAAGCTAAAGAGAATTTGGCGATATGTACGATCTACGGATACGTAACAAAACTCAAATTTGCGATGAAATTTAAAATCTTAGAAAGGAGAATAACAAATGATGAAAACCGCATCTATGTTAGCGGGCCTAAGCCTAGCGCTGGGCGATACGAGCCCGCTAGGCGGCTCGCCGACGCTAACGCCGACAAAAGCAAGAAGAAGTAAAGAAGCCTTTGTAAAAAGCACGGTAACCCCCGGTGCAAAACACAAAAGCCAAACAGTAAGAGCGAACAGAAGAAAAGCAAAAACAAGGAGCAAAAGATGCCTAGACTAGACGAAAAAGGCTTTTGGGAAAACAAAAGCGGCGAATACGTTCACCCCGATATGGTGAGCGTAGATAAAAAGCTAGAGGACGAGCTGGTAGAAAAACTCATAAATAAGGCTAACGAACTACATGATACGATGAAGAAAATCAAAAAAGAGGCCTATGAAGAGTGCGAAAGCTTCGTAGATCTACTTCGTCAAAAATACGGCCTTGATAGGTTATCTTCAAGCAAGAGCGGAGCGGTAACTCTAAAGAGTTTTAACGGCACCAAAGAGGTTCAAATTTGCGTGCAAAAGCAAATCAGCTTCGATCAAAGGCTGGTGCTAGCTAAAGAAAAGATAGACGAATACCTGGACGAAAAGGTAGAGGGAGCAGACGCTGAGATACGCACTCTCATAACCCGCGCCTTTGACGTAAAAAACGGCAAAGTGGACGCAAAACAGATACTAAGCCTCAAGCAATACCCCATCGAGGCCGCTAAATGGAAAGAGGCTATGGCTATGATAGACGAAGCCACCGAGATCGTAGGCTCAAAGAGCTATATACGCTTTAGGCAGCGCGCGGAAGACAAGATAGACGGCGAGGCGAATTTGATAGTGCTTGATTTTGCGGGGATAGAAAGAGATTAGGGGTGAAGATGGGAATGACGACGAGAGATAAAATAGAGGTCATGGATGCCTACGAAAAAGACGGAATACTGGAGCGTTGCCTCAAGGGCAGCATGGACTGGGAGCGGATCGTCGAGCCTGTTTGGAACTGGGAAAAGTATGTATACCGTATCATCCCCAAAAAGCGCAAATTTGAAGAAGGCGATAAAGTGGTAGAAAAAGATGCGCAAAAGCTGCCGCTAGAAGGCGAGAATGACAACTATATATGGACGGTGAAAGGATATACGCAAGAGGGAGAAGTAGAGTTTAAGGGCGGTGTGATAATACCCGAAAATCAAGCGTGTGAAGAATACGTAAAGATAGATGACGCGCTTTGGTATTGGGAATACCGAGACGAGAACGGCAAATGGAAAATGACGTTTGAGCGATCCACGGTAGATGGATTAAATTTAAACGTCACGGACGCTTACTGTGAACTTTCTACGGCAACGCCGATCTATGCGCTAGGGTTTAGATTGCCGGATGACTAAATTTAAAGGGCTTTAAGCCCTTTAAAGAGCGTTTTAAACACACTTTAACGTTCTTTAAAAGGTTTAAATTTAAGGAAATACAGTTGAAAATTCTAAATTTGTTTGCAGGCCTTGGCGGAAACCGAAGACTGTGGGATAACGTAACCGACATAAATGTAACCGCCGTTGAGCTTGACGAAGCCGTAGCGCGCGCTTACGCTTTTCGTTATCCGAACGATAAGATAATTATCGCCGATGCGTACGACTATGCGGCGAAGTATTATGACGAATTTGATTTCATCTGGGCGTCGCCGCCGTGTCAAACGCATTCGAGGCTAAATTTCGGCAACGTTAGATGGAAAAAATCAAGAAAACTGCCCGATTTTAATCTTTATTCTTTGATAACCTATCTTCAAAAAAGATGTCAGACAAAGTGGGTAGTCGAAAACGTAATACCTTTTTATGCGCCCCTTATAGCTCCTAATGTTTTACTAGGCAGGCACTATTTTTGGTGCAATTTTCATATAGGTAAAAAAAGATTTTAAGCCCAAGGTAGCCATAGCGGACGTTAAACTTGGCGATTTTAAAGACTTTGATATAGCGGCCTTTAAAGACATAAAAAACAAGCGTCAAATACTGCGAAATGAAGTCGATTACGAGCTTGGGAAGTATGTTTTTGAGTGCGCGCGGAGCGATAAATGCACGAAACTATGACCGAACTAAACAGACGAAAACTGGTAAACGATATGGCTAAATTTGCCCTAAACGGGCTAATAAGCGAGAAGATATTCAAATACGCCGCAATTAAGGGGATAAATTTGCATTTTACGTTTAGCCCCCCCGCCGCAAAGCAGATATTTGAGATGAATAAAGAGAGTATAAAAGCAAGATTAAGAGAATTTTGGAGCGAAAATTTAGAGCAAATAAAGACATTTGGTATAACTTTTAAAGATATAAGCTGCGAAGTCATATACCGCTTGCCGCGCGACGGTAAAGCCATGCAAGAAGAAAAGAAGCCCTATGAGGAGCCAAGTAACGGTAGCTTTGAAAACAAGGCTAAAAATCCGTCGGTAAAGCTAGCGTTTGAGCGTATAAGAAAGCATATAAAGACCGATCTTGAAAGCGGAAAAAGCGTATATATAGGGGATATGAAATGAGTAAAAAACAAGAAATTTATAGAAAGCAGCTTCTAGCAATCATCCACACGCACCCATTTTACAAACATGCAAAACAAAACGAGGCGTGGGAGGAGTTTTTAAGCGCTTGGAACGTAAAAAGCTGCGCGCAGTTAAAAGTAAAAGAGCTTATAAATTTAATAGCCGTTATGGACGGCAAAGATAGCCCTAAATCAGATGAAACGGAGTTTGCGACGCCGAGTCAAATATACGCCGTAAGATGTCTTTGGCAAAAAGTAGCTAACGATACGAGCGATAGGGCCTTGCTATTTTTTATAAAACGGATAACTAAAAATTTATACCTAAAAGTAGAGTATATAAAAAAGAAAGAGGCCTCGAAAACGCTTATAGTTTTAAAAAATATGGAGAATAAATAAAATGCTTTGCCCTAAATGCGCATGCGAAAAAACGAGCGTTTTAAAAACGATTAAGGGATTAAAAAATATAAGAATGAGAAGATGCGAGAGCTGCGGATATAGCTGGATGACCGAAGAAAAACCGCTAAAAGATAAAGATTTAATCGAATACGCCGAATACATAGAGCGCATCGAAGGTAAAAAATGAGATTTTTAAAAGCCTTAACTAGATACAAGATACTAAAATCAAGCGACGATATGGAAATTTTGCTACAAAACTACACCGCTGCGCAAATAGAAAAGCTAGAAAACATAACGGCCGAAATTTTAGCTATCAGTACCGAAAACACCGATAAGGAAACTCTAAAAAAGTTGCTTTTAAACAAAGCAAAAAGCGCAAACATAGACGTACTACCTGGAGATCTTGAAAATTTATATATCATCTTATCCAAAAGAGCTCTAAAAAAAGTGGCCGATAGCATGAATAAAACTCTATCGTTCGTATTTGACGAGATAGACGCGGATGCGGTGGATGCGATGAGAAAGAGCTTTTACTGGATGGGTAAAGAGTATAACCAAAATCTGCAAAGCAGGCTAAAGGATAAGATAGAGGGCGTTTTTAAAGGCGAGATAGAGCTTGATAGTATAGGAGCGGAGCTAAAAAGGGAATTCGGCTCTATTTTAAGCGCAGACGAGAGCTATTTTAAGGGAGTGAGCGATCATATAGCATTGCAGGCTAGAAACGTCGCTACGGTCACGCAAGGGGCAAAATACGGCGTAAAATATTATAAAATTTTAGCTATTATGGATGCTAGGACGACGCAAATTTGCCGCTCGATGCACGGACGCATAATCCCTGCGGCGCATCTTGAAGCGCAAGCCGAAAAAATACTAAACGCAAATAGCCTAGCTAGCAAAAAGGCGGCCGCAGCGTGGAGAAGCGAAGCGTATTTAGGCAAAAGCGATAAAATGGATAGTAATTTCGGGCTTCCGCCTTATCACTTTCGCTGCCGCACGGAAGCCATACCGGTATGGGTCGACGAAGAAGAGATAGAGGGCGTAAAGATGAGAAATACGCAACCGCTTTACGAAAACGAGATTATAAAACATATAGATAAAACGGGCGTAGAGCGAGTGCTAGACACCAAAGCCGCAAACGGCGATCATCATTTCAAGAACAGAATTAAAAATGCCGACTTTAAAAAAGACATTGTAAAAGCGCTAAATTCAATAAACAAAACCGCTCCGCACGCTTTAAAGCAAAATCAACTAAACGCCATGAGCGACAACGGATATTTTTTGACTTTCGACGGCAACAGGCTAATAACGGCCTTTAAGCCTACAAGGGATTTAAAGCAGTATTTTAAGGATAATAGCGTAACATTAAAGCAAGAAATCATTAAACATTGGTGGCAAAAATGAGAGAATTTATTTTATATATTGACGAGGCGGCATGCGGAGTATACCAAAAAGGCTATGACGTTTGGGCCGGAAACGACTATGACGATAAGCGCAACGATAATTATATTTTTGCTACTTACTGCGTAAAAGACGAGAAATTTATGGGCTTTTATTCTAGCTGCATTTTTGATAAACATATAGAGGCGGCTAAAAAAGATAAACTAATGCAGGAAATTTGCGAATTTGAAGTATTAATATGCAATAAGCCGAAAGAGACGTTTAACGGCACTTTCGTAGACGCGCTTAAGTATATAAAAGAAAATTTCAAAGTATAAAATGAAAAATATCGACAAATATTTAAAAGACTTCCTTTTTAGAGTGGGTTCGGGCGTAGCGCAGGTCGCCAAAGAAAAAACGGCGCCCATAAGAACGGGCAATCTTAAAAGAGATATAAGGGTATTTGAGGTAACGGCTAGCGAGGTAACGGTAGGCAACACCCTAAAAGCAAAATATGCCAAATACGTCCACGGCGGCACGAGAGCGCACGTCATAAAACCCAAAAAGAAAAAAGCTTTATATTGGGGCGTGCGCCCGGTAAAAAGAGTAAATCACCCGGGCATAAAAGCAAATCCATATCTGCTAAACGCTTGGAACATCTACAAAAGCGGCGGCTTGAAACGTGCCGGCGATGAGCTAGCGCAAAGTGTGGGCGAAGAGATAGTAAAAGAGATAAAAATAACGCTAAAAGGGTAAAAAATGAGAAATAATATAGATAAATTCGATATTTTAGTAGGTAAAATTTTAGCCGAGCTTTACGGGGAATTCCCTATCAAATGCGAACTAGAACCGGAGCGTTTCGGTATAAAAAACGCTATGAGAGAGTTTTTGGAAACGATTGACGGGACTATGGATGATGCGAAAGAACTGACGTTTTTTGAGGCTACCGTTAGCTGGTTGCTAGAAAACGAGATAATGACGGCTAAAAACTCGGGCTTTGGTTCATACTACGACGCAAGGCTCACTATGAAAGGCCTAAAGCTTTTAAAATCTACTCCAAAAAGCGTAGATAGCGATCGCAAAAGTATAGGAGAGAGCCTGAAGGAGCTCTCAAAAGCAGGGGCGAACGAGAGTTTAAAAACGGCGGTGAACGCTCTTTTTAGTTACGGACTGAGCAAGATAGGGTTAGCATAAAAGCTGTTACTTCTCATGTCCATTTGTAAAAGCACAAAATGGTATAATAGCTTATAAAAAAGGCTAAAAATGCTTTGTCCTTACTGCGGTAATGATTTTAATAAAGAATTAACAAGAAAAATAAAATGTAAAAAATGCGGGAATTTTGTTTTTATTAGAAGCATTAAAGGCATAAAAACGCCAATGACAGAAGAGCAGAAAGATAAGTTCGACTACACTTTTTCCGTTACCCCGTTTGGGCTTACAACGATAGAACAAATAATCGAAAGCTATAACAAAGAGATAAGTGTAGCTCGTAAAGAGTTAATATCGGAATTTGGATACGAGCCGTTACCAAATGATGCTATATGGAGGGCTTTAAACAAAGAACTACTAAAAAACTTTTCAGATTGCGAGCTTGGTATTTTTAGAAATACGAAAATGGCAATGGCATGGGTTTTGTGCAATGATGAGAGATATTTACAAGCACTAGGGCTTGTGCTTGATGTCTTGATATTGGATGTTTGTGGCGCAGATAATATCAATTTAGAATTTCAAAAAAAGAGTGAAATGTTTAATCCAAAACTATCTTTTATTTCTATGGCACTCATAGATTGGTTGCAAAAAGCCAAAATTTTTTTGAATATTTCAGACAATAACTTTAAAGATATATTTTTAGAAAGGTATGAACTATTAAAAATATCTTTACAGATTCCACTAGATAAAAATAATATTTTTAAAAAAATAATTGATAACTTTAATACTAAAAATTGAATTTACTCTGTAAATTCATCATCAAAAATCTTTTTAGCCTTATCAAATTAAGCTTTATAAAAGCGGCTTATCGCAGGCTGAGATTTGTCGCAAGGTAGAGCGAAGCGATACTGCTGTAAAAAATGCCATAAGGAGCGCATTATGAAAACTATAACCGTAAGAGAGCTAGATAATATAAACGACGTAAAAAGCTATATGATGTTTTTAGCCTCTATCTTGCAAGGTTGGCATTTAGGCGCGGACGAGCTTGATTTAGAGCAGTTAAAAGAAGCTTTCGGAGAACTTCACTTTCAGCTATACGACAAGATAGAAAAACTTAATCAAATAGGGGCGTAAAGCCCCTTATCTGCCGGGTATTATATACGCCTTACCCCTCTTATCCCTCACCTTTTCAAAGTAGCTAAGCGCGAGCGCAAGCGCCCAAAAGCGGTCTGCGTGACCGTGTTCGTTGCGGTCGCTATCGTAAATAAAGCTTTTAGCGCCCGCTTTTCGCTTTATAGCGTGAAGATCGGCTATTAATGCCGGGTCGTTTGGGATGATTATGCTTTTATCTTCAAAGTGCTTTTTTAAATTTAGAGCCATAGCCTCTTTGCTGCTTTGCGTAAAATAGACCCCCTGCACCCTTGAAGGAAAGCGTCTTTTTACCTTTTCGGCTACGCTCATGCCGATACCCGTTTTATCTATCTTTTGCATAGCCAAAGGGTTTAGGCGCAAAAAGTCTATGAGTAAATTTTCTTGCGCTTCAAAGCTTGCTTTGGCGATAACGTCTAGCACGCTTAGCTTCTTTACGCCGTCTTCGTCGTATACGGCTATATGAGCCGATCTATCTTTGGTGCGGCCAACGTCAAATCCCGCATATTGCGGAACGCTTTTAGCCGGAAGCGCGGGTACGTAGTCTTTTATGCAGCTTTTTATAAGCTCTACGCTTAAAAGCGCGTTTTCGTCGTCTATAAATTGGCACTCGTACGCGCTCGCCCACGTATCGGCGTCAAAAAGATCGCGCATAGTTTCAAGATCGAAATTTAGCCCGTCCTCGATAGCTCTATAAATATCTACTCTATGCCTTGAAAACATATAGTATTTCGTTTCGTTGTCGAATAGCTCGTGAAATAGCGAATTCTCTTCAAACGGCGTAGACAGGATAGTGAGGCGACCCGCTACCGCGCCGATAGACGGTACGAAAGCGTGCCAGATTCGCTTTTGGTTTGGATACCACGCAAACTCGTCCATCCAAATATCGCCCGTGAAACCTTGCACCGTGCGGAAGTTATGAGCCATAACCCTAATCGTTGCTCCGTTATCTAGACTCTTTTCGTATTCGCTATTTTTTGCGAAAAATATACTAAATTTAGCCGCCCAGCCGTCTAGGTAGTTCATTAAAATCCTAGCTTGTTCTTCGCTCGCGCTCAAAAACAGCTGATTACGACCCGCGACGGCTCCAAGCAGCGCATCAAGGCTTGAGGCGTATGAAAAACCTATTTGGCGAGATTTTAGCACGATACGAAACTGAGACGCGTCGTTTATAAAATCTTTTTGATAGCCGTAAAGTCCGCCCTCGTCCATAGCTTTAGCCTTTAGGTTTTCGTAGTCTGCGTTCATTACGGCGGTAGGCTTTTTCTTATTTTTTACCTTCGCCTCTTTTGCCTTTTGCCCTTCTAGGCGAGATAAAGACGCGGAGAGCATCGCTATTTGTTTTGCTTTGCTATCGCTGCTTTTGCCTTTGCTAAGCTGTGCGATTTGAGTTTTTAAATTTGCGACCGTTTGCGTATCGTCCTTGTTTGCCTCTTTTTTCCATCTGGTTAGAGTGGTTTGATTTACGCCGTATTCTTTTGCGATTTCTACCGCAGAATAACCGCTTGAAATTAAATTTAAAATCAAATCCTTGGTTTGCTTTGAATATGCCATTTTTATTCGTCTTCCAAGCAAGAGCGCATAAAATCAAGCGTGAAATCGAAATTTAATATATCAACGCCTCGCTCGTCGGTGGCATCGACGCTTGAATTTTTAAAATTTAAAAGAGGGGTTAAGCCCATAAGCTCTTTTAAGACGGTCTCGCCCGAGTTAATAGGCGCTATGACGGTTAAAACGGCTCGATACTGCGCATGATTAAGCGCGCTTCTTTCGGAAACGAAAATTTTAAAATCGTCTTCGTGCTTTAAAATTAATTTTTCGCAAAACGCAATTAGCTCTTTTTCGGTTGCGATATTTTCTACTTCCATGCTCTCTCCTTAAACGGCGGCGTAAAAATATCCGCTCGTATTTTTCTTTGTCGTAAGTTTGTAAAATTTATCCATCCAATACTCCTCCCACTGCTTAACGTCTTTAAAAGTATCTAGGCTCTCGTCGTATTCGTTTGCGCGCTGCTGGATCTTAAGCCAAAGCTTCTGACCTAAAAGCGCTAACGTATAAAAAGCGGCGGCCTTTGTTTTACTTGCCTCTTCTACGGCGTATTTGCCTATCTGGGGCTCTGTCATTTCTATATACGGTATTATCTCGTCGTCGGTTATCATTTTTAGTTTGTTATAACGTCTAATTTCATCTATAATATTTTGCATCTTATTCCTTTTTAAAAACCTGCTTCAAAACGCTTCAAAACGGCTTCAATTTCAACGAACGTATTTTAAAGATACGTTTGCATTGTTTTAGTATTAAAACGGCTTAAAACGCTTTATTTTAAAAATCCTACTTTGCTCTGCTTTGTTTGAGCGTTTCCTTTATTTGTTATAACCCAAAATTCCGCGCGCTTCGTTTAGACTAATTATACCGCTGCTTACCAGTCCGGCTACCAGCTCTCCGTCGTCTTTAAAGTTGCTTACGTCGATAGGCTTAAGCTTGATCGGATAGCCGATACTATCGAAAAACCACTCTATTTGCTCTTGTTTTGGGATGATCGTAAGTTCGTTAAAGCTGTGCAGCTGTCCGGTTACCTCTCCGCTGCCTCCAAGCTGTCCGGCGGTCATTACTCCGACCATTCTAGGCGGTACTCCGTGCGCGGCTATGATCTCGTCTCTATTTAGGTTTTTAAGCTTTTCAAAACTAATATCGCTTACCTTGCTTAGATCCTCGATGCGCACTTTCGCGTTCTCGCCGTTTGCGGTTAAAACCAAAGTTTTGTGCGCATTGCCCGTCCCTTTAAAATTCGAGCCGAAAAATTCTTTAAAGGCGTTAAGCTGCATCTCGTCAGGCTCCGAATTTTCAAAGATTATGGCCGTATCGGCGCGGGCGGAGTTTTCAAAAAAAGCGTTATTAAAGCTATCGGCCTTTTGATTGGTGAGAATTGAAAGCATAGCCGCCAAATAATCGGGCTCTCCGTAAAACCTAGAGTTTGGAGAATAATAATATAAGTGTTTTGCGTTAAGCGCTATTGATTTATTGTTTTTTACCTGAAAAATTTCTCTATTTTCATTTACTCTAGCCTCGATGGACGGGAGTATATAAAGGTTTTTGCCCGCGATCTCCACAAAGGCGTTTCCAAAAATTTCAAGATTTAGTATAAACGCGTACAAAAAATCCTTGGGCGTCATAGCACCGCCCTCAAGCTTCGAGCCGTCTTCTATATTAGACAGCAACGATGCTTTTAATTGCACGGCTCGCCTGTGATAGGTATTAGCGTAAAAAAGGCTAAGCAATCTATCAAAGCTAAAAAACGGCTCTATTAAGCCTTGCGAGTCTTTACTCTCTTCGGTAAACTGCGCGCTACCTTGCGCCGCTTTAAAAATTCTATCCATATTTATCCTAAAAATTTTTAATCCGATTTTACGATAAAAATTTTTCGCTTTCTAGCAATATATGACGTATATGTCTTATTTGGGTTTTTTAAAATCTTATTTTTTGCAAAAATGGCGGAAAATTAAGGAGCAAAGATGGCTAGAGAGATAACAAACATGCAAATCAAGCTAATTTCGCTGGTATCGGCGGGAGCAAATAACAAAAAGATTATCTACAAAAATGAGAATTTTAACGAGCTTTTAAGAGTCGACTTTAAAAAAAGCGACATCGAGCAAGGTATCGTTTACGGGATAGTTTACGCCCCGGATGAAGTGGATACGCAAGGAGAATTCGCAAGCGCAGACGAGATAAGAAGCGCAGCATATAACTTTATGAAAAGATCCGATCTTCGCTACTGCATAGACGTAAATCATAATTTTAACATCGCGGACGCCTATATATGCGAAAGCTGGATAGTAAAGAGTAAGGATGAATTTTTTAATGAAGAGGGGGCTTGGGCGGTAGGCATAAAGATAGAGGACGACGAGCTGCGAGATATGGTGAAAAACGGAACGATAACGGGCCTATCAATGTACGGCAGCGGAGTGATAAAAGGGAGCGAAAAAGAAGACGTCACCAAAGGCGGCGTAATAGCGGCGCTAAAAGAGTTTTTCGGCTCAAGCGAAAATTTTAAAAAAGAAAGTTCAAAAAATAAAGGAGAAACAATGGATGAAAATAGAGTCGCCGAGCTTGTAAAAGCCGGCATTAGCGCAAACGACGCAAGGCTTGAAACCCTTAAAAAATCTATCGGCGAGCTCGGCGCCAAACTTGAAGAGATAACGGCTGAGCTAAGCAAATCAAAACAAGAGATCACGGTCAACAAATCAGAAAAATCAGCAAGCGGAGGAATATTATAATGAACGGTTTAAACGAAGTATTAAAAGGAAGCATGACGTCGACTAACGTAACGCTATCGGGATCTTTGACTCCGGAGCAAGCACACAACTTCGTAGACGTTATTAAACAAAACAACGGCTTTTTGCAAAAAATCCACACCGAAAAAATGGGACGACTTACCAAAGAGCTTGACGCATGGGACGTAGCAAAGGGGATTTTAGTGCGCGTAGCTAGCGGCGAAAAACCCAATGACTCGCAAAGAGCGGCTTTAAGCAAAGTAGGCGCGAAGCTAGACGCCAAAAGCGTTCAGCTATTTGCTCGCATCTTGCAAGACGCGTTAGAAGACAATAAGTCAAACCCTAATTTTGAAAAAGAGACTTTTGATGCGTTTGCCAAGGCTTTCGGTAACGATTTAGCGCTTCTTGGCTTTACCGGAGAGAGCGATACTTACGACGGAACTTTCAAGACGCTACATAAAGGCTGGCTGCAAACGGTCAAAGACTCTAGCGACGCGGTTAAATTAACCTATACGGCAACGGAAAAGGTATCAAATAGGCTAAGCGCGCTAGTCGGGTCTATAGACCCCGACATCGTAAGCGAAGCTAGGATTTTGATAAACCCTTCCGACGTTCAAGAATACAATAAAGAGCTAAGCGCGCTAAATTCGCCGCTTCACCTCGTTCAGGGAGGAGCCAACCAAATACTCGGCATCCCGTTTGAAATAACCCCTCTTATGCCAAAAGGCACTTATCTAGCCACTCCGCTTAAAAACTTAGTTTTGGGAGTAGTTTTAGATATTCGCCGCAACCGCTGGTACGACGCCGAAGAGCGAGCCTTAAAATACGTATTCGACGTATTTACCGATTACGAAGTGGTCGTTAAAAAATGGGCTAGCCTTATGAGTAAGGCATAAAGGAGCAAACATGAGATACATCGCAAAAGGCAATATATGCGTAAAGGGAAATTTCGTTAAAGAGGGCGAAATAATCGCCCTTAATCAAAACGAAGCTAAAAAGTATTTGGACGCCTCAATGATAGAGGCTTTTGAAGAAAGCGGCTTAAATATGCAGTCGCAAGATCAAGGCAACCCCGCCGATCAAGACGATAATTTGGAGCCAAAAGAAGAGTGAGGCGGCCGAAATGACGCTAATAGAAAAAATCAAAGAAAACGAAGGATTTAGAAACCGTATTTACGAAGATAGTTTGGGAAAGCCTACTATTGGTTACGGTTTTTTAGTTGTTGCTTTAAGCGACGACGAGATCGCTCTTAACGGCGGAAAGATAGAGTCGATGGACCGCGAGGTAGCGGAGCGAATTTTAGAACTGAAACTAAAAAAGCTAAAGCCTAGAGTATTTAAAGCCTTTGAGTGGCTACAAGAAAAGCCCGCAAACATTCAAGACGTCGTGATAGAGATGTGCTACCAGATGGACGTGAGTAAAGTTCAAAAATTCGTAACCACGATGCACCATATAAGAACGGGCGAATATAGGGCCGCCTATCAAAGCGGCATGAATTCTCTTTGGGCGAAACAAACGCCGAACCGGGCAAAGAAGGTGCTAAGTGGGCTATTTGATAACTAAGCTTCCTATCGTAGGTTTTACCTTGGCCGCGCTTTTGGGTTTTGCTTGCGTAAATTTGTTTTTGGAGAGCTCAAAACTCAAAAGCGTAAATTCCGTCTTGCTGAAAGACCTTGAAAGCGCAAAAGAGAAAAACGAACGGCTAACCAAGGACTACGCTACGGCCAAAAATAACCTAAACGCCTGCAACGTATCTCTTTCTTTACAAAACGAAGCTATAAAGGCCGCCGCGGTAGAGATCGACGATACTCCGGATAAGCAGACCGAGCGGATAAAGAAGATCTACGTCAAAGATAAAAGCTGCGAGGCCGAACTAGCTGCATATAAGGAGCTATTTCGTGATTAGGATTTGGATTTTTTGTCTGTTTGCTTTGATATTTACGGGCTGCGCGGCCAAACCTCAAACGAGCGAGCCGCACATGGTTTATCAAGAAAAATACGTGCCCGTAAGGTGCAATGCTAAGATGCCCGATAAGCCAAAAGACGACGGCAAATTTGAGACGCATAAGGCAAAGATGATCTATTACCGCGATTGCGAAAAAAAACTAAAACAATGCCTTGGAATAAAGGAATAAAATGGAAAACAGCCTAAATTTTAGCGACGAAATCAAAGAAACTACGGGTCTTATAAACTCCGCCGGAGCTTGGGGGCTAAACGAATTTTTAGTTTTTGCCGCTATTTTCGGATTTATCGCTTTCTTGGCTATTTTTTGGCTGCTTAATAAAAACGCGAACAAAAACGCCGAAATTTTGATAGACGTTTCCGTAAAAAGCAACGAGGCTATAAATAACAACACGGCCGCCACCAGAGAGCTAGTGGAGACGCTACGCACCGAAAACGGCGTAAATCGTCAAAAACTAAACGAAATTCACGACGACGTAAAAGAGATTAAATTTAGCGTCTCTCGCAAACGAGCCAAGCCGAGTTTTAGCGAACGCGTAAAAGAGAGCGAATATGAAGACTGAATTGATCGAAGCGGGCATAATTAGCGAAGTAAGCGGCGACAAGGCAAGAGTAGCCGTAGGCTCCATGGTTACCGATTTTTTGCCGGTATTTCAAAGTTTTTCAAACTCCTTTGCCGTAAGCTTCTCTCCTATCAGAGCGGGCGAGCAGGTTTTAGTCTTGCCGGTAAGAGGAAACCTAAACAGCGGCGTCATACTTCGCGGACTCTACCAAAGCGCGCATAAAGAGGAGCCGACGGATAAAAAGGTGTGCGTAAGCTTCGAAGACGGCGTAAGCATGAGCTACGATACGGCCGCATCGACTCTTGAAATCAAAAGCCCGAAATCGATAAATATAACCTGCGAAAACGCAAATTTGAACGCCAAAAACGTAACCGTAACGGCAAACGATACCGTCGTAAAAAGCCCGAGCATAAAACTTCTTGGCAATACCTTGATACAAGGCAGCATAAACACAGCTGGAAGTGATGGCGGGGCTGGAAGCTTTGAGATAAACGGAAACGTAAAGATAACCGGGTCTATAACGACGGGAGGCAACGCAAATTTCGGCGGCAACGTAAGAGACGGCAGAGGCGATCTAACCAACCATACCAACAACGGACTAGCGAGGGACTGATGGCAAAGTATCTAGCGGATATAAAACAGAGCATAAAAGACATCTTGCTCACGCCTCTAGGCTCGCGGGTTATGTTGCCGGAGTACGGCAGCCGCTTGTTCGAGCTAATAGACCGCAAGGTAGACGACGAGTTTAGAGCCGATCTTGCCTGCTACGTCATAGAAGCCGTAGAGAGATGGGAAAAACGAGTGAAGATAGACGAAGTAAAACTAATAAGCCTAAAAGACCATAGGCTAAATTTTAAGATCATCTTAACGAGCGGTAATGAAATCGGAGTTGAAATATGAAGTTAGACAATTTGCCTTTTCCAAACGTCATCGAAGAGCTAAATTTTAACGAGCTTTTAAAGGGTATCAAAGAGCTTTTTAAGAGCTATTTAAACGACGATGAAATTTCTTTGCTTGAAAGCGATCGATACTCCGCTTTGCTTGAAACTCTCGCATATCGTGAGCTTTTGCTTCGAGCCAGGATAAATGAAGGCGTGAAAAGCATGCTTTTACCTTATGCCTTAGGCAGTGATCTTGATAATGTCGTTGCGATTTACGGTATCGAAAGGCTAAAAGGCGAAAAGCCGACAGCCGACATCGAGCTTTGCCTGTCTACCACAAAAGATAGCGACACCATCGTGCCTGCAAAAAGTGTATTCAGGAGCGAAAAAGGTGATACAGCCATCCTCAAAGATAGTGTGACTATCAAGCAAGGGGAGTTAAAAGCCATCGGTAAAATCATACTCGATGAGTTCATAAAAGAAAGCGCGGTCAAATGCGAGCTCATTCAAACACCGCTGCCATTTGTGCTAAAAGCCAAACAAACATTAAATTTCACTGGCGGAGCGGATAAAGAAAGCGACGAGAGGCTTCGAAATCGAGCGGTGCTTTCGCTAGAGAGATTTTCAACGGCCGGAAGCGCGAAAGCATATATCTATCAAGCGCTCTCGGCAAATACAAAGGTACAAGAAGTTAGCGTGCTAAATGGCGGGCCCGGTATAGTAAACATCTATCTAAAAACCTCTGATATGAGCGAAGAAACTCGCGCTAGCGTCGAAAAATATCTAAGCGACGAAACCGTCAGACCGCTAACGGACAAAGTCAACGTCAAAAACGCTACTATCAAGGAAGTGACCATAAGGGCTAAATTGGAACTAAACGATCTATTTTTACAAGCACAAATCGACAAAGATGTGAAGGCGAGTAGGACCAGTCTAGGTTTAGGAGAGGATTTGAATTTAAGCTATATCTACTCCATATTGCACAAAAACGGAGTTTATCGTGTAAACCTAAGCTCTCCTGCGGCGGATATCAAAGTGAGCGAAGAAAGCTTTATAAAAATAAGCTTCGAGCTAAGTTACGCAAAGGCTGATTTATGAGCTTGCTTCCAAATCATAAAACTAAATTTGATAAGAAGCTAGACGAGTTTTTTGGCGTGAGATTAAATGGGCTCGATATCGGTGTTATAAATACGCTTGCCGACTCTTGCCCGTCATCTCTTTTACCGTTACTAGCTCAAAGTTTCGATGTAGATATTAATGGACTAGACGAAACGGACGCCAGATATCTAATAAAAAGTGCTTTTGAAATTCACTACTATTCAGGCACGTTTTATAGTCTAAATAGGGCGCTAAAGGCTCTATATAGCAATACAAATATCAAAGAATGGCACGAATACGGCGGCGCGGCGTATCATTTTAAACTCGAATTTGAAGCTAGCGACAAAGGTATAGATTTTAAGACTCTAGCTAAAAGCGATGAAATTATAAACGCTTATAAAAACGTCCGTTCGGTTTATGACGGAGCGAGTATAGCGCTAGCTAGCGTCGCACGAATCAAAGCTGCAAGCGCAAGCTTAAGCGGCGAGAGCGTGAGCGTATATCCGCTTGCGGTAGAAAATTTAGAGGTTTCTTCTAAGAAGTATTGCGCGCTCACATTTAAATTCGACGAAACAATGGAGGTAAAACTAGATGCAAGAATACTTTAGTATTTTAACTAACAAGGGTATCGATCTACTGTTAAAAGCAGCTGCTAATAAAACGCAGATCGCCTTAAGTAAGATGAGCGTCAGCGACGACGAAGGCGATCTTAATCAAAGTATCACCGCCCTTAATGGCGTAAAGCATAGCTTTAGCATAAATAGCCTGATAGTAGATGAAGCCGATCCGCATCAGCTAATTGCCGAGGGCATAATAAACGCGGACGTCGGAGGATTTTACATCAATAAAGCGGGAATTTATACCGCAAATGATGAGCTTTTTGCGGTAGCCAAACTTCCGCGCACCTATAAACCCAAGCTCGCAGAAGGTAGCGCAAAGGATATCACGATCAAATTTATCATGCAGGTAGATAATGCGGGCAGTGTTACGCTAAAAGTCGATAACAATGTTGTGCTTGCCACTAGAAATTGGGCGATATCCAATTTCGCCGCAAAAAACCACAATCACGACGAGAGATACGTAAAAAAAGACGAAGCAAGCGACGGCACTCCGATAGGTGCATATCTAGCGTGGAGCTCGCAAGACAAAATCCCCGCCGGCTATCTTTTATGCGACGGACGAAGCCTAAAAAAGAGCGAATACACCGAGCTTTTTGCTGTGATAGGCTACACCTACGGCGGAAGCGGCGAGAATTTTAATATACCAAACTTTAGCGACGGCAAATTTATGCGAAGCGTGGGCGGGAATGCTGCTGCATTAGGGGTAGCGCAAGCTGACACGGTTAAATCTCATAATCACAGTTGGTTTTTTGGTGGGCAAAAAAACAGCGCAACTGGCGCAGGCTCTACAGCCTCAGCTGGCAACACAAGGCCACCAAATGGAGCGAATGAAATTCCGACTACATTCGAGGGCGGAGTAGAAACTCGCCCATACAATATGTCCGTAGTCGTCCTAATCAAAGCTAAAAACGTCAGAGAGCAAAAGCAAAGCGAAATAGATAAGACGCCATACGCTACCGAAAGCAAAGCAGGCATAGTCAAAATCAAAAATACAATCACCGGAGTTCAAGAAGATGTAGCTGTGAGTGAAAAAGCAGTAGCTGGCATAGCGAGCATCGGCATAAATCAAACGTGGCAAGACGTGCTAGCAGAGAGACAAAATGGTGTAGTATATACAAATACTACTGGGAGGCCTATACAAATATTAGTGAGTCAACAACAATCGTCATCCTCCCAGACTTGTATCCTCGAAATAAACAACGTGGAGAGTCTTAGAAACGTTAGCTACGGCAACGCTGACGGGTGTATAGTCTCAGCAATTATACCGGCAGGAGCAACATATAAAGTCGTGTACAAAAACTACACCCCGTTAAAATGGTTCGAGCTTCGATAGAAAGGAAAACAAATGAAATACTTCAAAGACAAAAACAATCAAATTTACGCACTGGACGAGAAAGACATATCAAATTTTAAAAAGCCCGAATGGGTTGAAATTTCCAAAAAAGAAGCGGATGAGATACTAAATCCCGCACCAAGCGCGGAGCAGCTAAAGCAAAAAGAGCTAGCCGAACTAGAAGAGCAGATCAAAGAGACCGAAGGCTGCATCAGGCACGCCATACTCATCGGAAACGATGCAGTGCTTCCGGAGCTTCGCGAGGAATATAAAGAGCTACTAGCCGAGAAACAAGCCCTAGAAAAAGGAGATAACAAAGATGAAAAAGAAAACTAAACGCTGCGAGATATGCAGCTCAAAGCTAGACAAACAAGGAAACTGCCCTTGGAGCGGCTGCCCTGCAAGCCCGAAGTATCAAACGGAAGAAAACGAGTCAAAGCAAGAAGAAAAGCAAAAGGATAAAAAATGAGAAAACTAAATAACAAAGAAATTTTGCAAATTTCAAAAAATATAGCTATCGAGCTTCCGCTCGAGATAGCCTCTTTCGTAGTAGTACCCATAGCTCTAGCTTTTACGAAGCCTAGCGACGATCGTCTGCCCAAATGGGCCAGATGGTTCGAGGACGCAAACGACTATTACGACGGGCAAAACGCGGCTATAAACGGCGACGGCGGATGGAGACGGGATCACTTCCCGCCTCCTAAAAACCGTACGTATTGGGCGAGGCTTTGCTGGCTCTATAGAAACCGCATAGGCTATTTTTCAAGCAAATATCTAGGCGTCAAGATGGACGACGTAGAGCCCGCTAGCGTGGTTACGATAGGAGACCCTAGCGTAACCTCAAACGGCGGCAAAGTAAGCTCGTGGTGTAAGGTAGAGTGCCGCCTCAAAGACGGCAGGAGGAGATTTGGCTACTACCGCGAGATAAGATACACGGGCTTTTTAAGCGGCTTTTATTGCCGCATTTACGTCGGCTGGAAACTCATGGACATAGCCGGCGCGAACGCCTCAAACTGGCACGAATATACCGAAGCCGAAGACAAGAAAGCCTTAGAGACGGT